CATTCATGAAGCCCCCACTTTACAATAATGAATGAGCCACCAGCCAAACTTGATACAACTGTGCAGATCAAGCCTACGCCCCACTCTTGTGGTGAGCGTGGCATTCGTGTCATCAATACAACTGCTGCAACTAAAGCGACCGCTAAAGTCACCATAATTGCTGCACCATAAAATTTTAAAATTGCTGTTAAACCGCTTGTTGAAACTGGTTCCATGCCTTACTCCAGATTTTTGGCAATAAAAAAGCACCCAGTTGGGTGCTATCTAAGAAATTTCTAAATTAAAAATTTACTGCTTCAATTTCTTCATATGTCAAAGCAGTTTCAATTTTCTGTCGTGCAATACGCCCTCTTTCATGAATGTTATTAATGTGCACTGCAAGTGCTGTTTTTAAGTCAATCAATTGATCAGGACTAAGATTAACAACTGAATTGTCTTTTAAAGTCCACTCAACTGATACGCCGAGCAAAGCTGCAGTAGCGATTCTTAATTGAGAATTAGGATCTGAATCATAAAGCTTATTTTCAAACTCAAAACCGCCAAACTCATACTGATCCCGAATCTGTTTGATTTGTTCCCATTTGTGCCTTTTCACATCTTCTAAAGATCGATTATCGACCCACTTCTTAGTTTCATAATCGAAGATATGATATGGCGAGGGTTGAGCAGGCATCTCTACCCACCCACCCTGATAAAACATATTTGGATAAGGAGGATCATCTAAAGCTACACACCCCTCCGGAGTATTCAGCTTGATCATCTCTTCATTACCAAAAATATGTCCAATAACTTCACCATTCTTTGAAACTAATACCGTCACTTTTTAAGCTCCAATGTTGATAAAGATGACATGGTGATTATTGAAGGCGTTTCAGCAAAGCCACCTTGAGCTACAAATGAACCATAATAAATATTGGAATATTTAGTGATATAGGCCAACTGAAGCACTACTGTTTTTGTACCGGTGGAAGCAGGTAAGATATAAACAGGTGTCGCAGTAACTCCAATAAACCGGATTGTATTGCTCCCTTCATAAAATGTTGGGTATATTTCCTGAGTGTATGCAACAGTACCATTTACTAATACCCGACAAGCCAATGTCACACATTTCAAGATGTTGTAGGAGGATGGATATTGTGTGATCATGACCTTACAGTCAAACACAAACGATCCATCAATCCTTAATTTCCCTCCTTGCGTCTCTACATTCAGGGTAATTAGATCTTGTGTATAGGCAACTGACCCCGCCATTGAATTAGAAACAGCAAAATAAAACTTACGCTCTGATTGATTAATTACTCCAGAAGGTACAGTGACTGCTTCATCTTGAATTTTTAAAGTATCTACTGCTCCGTTTTTAATGTGAGCATTATCAACTTCAATATCACCCAAATCTGCACTAATAGCACTTAGGCTTGTAGCGTAGATTTTGTCAGCAGTGATGTAACCAATTGACGCATTATCAATGAACAAACCACGCGGAATAACAGTACCGTTTGGCAAAGTAACCGGAGTGTTTTGCAAGGTCATTAATGGTTTAGGTTCTACACCATCAACACCGACAGGCGTACCAAACTGAATTGCATCATAATTGAATATGAAAGTTGAAGTCGTACCATCATTCATTGACCCATGACCAGAAACATGGCCATTTACATCGAACTTAGTAAACTGCTGAGCATAGATGCCATCCACACTTTCACTGACATTTTGAATAGACGCACTATTCTCACCGACTTTAGTTTGCAACGTTTCCGTTACTTTTATCGTTGAAGAAATAGCACTAGCATTTGCATTGATTTGTTGCTGAAACAAAGCATTGCTCTCATTCATTTGTGCAGAAACTTGATCTGTACGTTTAGATTGAGCCAAATCACCTTCGATACGAGCAGATTGCTCTGACCAGACACCCGCATAGCCTCCCTCATTACCAATTAAGTCAGATTCTGACCCGATCAATGGAGGATTGATTTGCGCGTAAACTCCATCAATCCTTGTAGTTTGGGCAATAACTTTGTCATCTACATTCTTAATATCAGACTTAACTTGCGTCAATTGTCCCGTTGAAACTTTATCATCAAGCTCAAGGTTAATTGAATCAATTGCTTCAGCATTTGCAGTAGACTGATCAACTGCTACCTGTGCAGATTCACGTACAGTTGCAAGAGCACTATCATTACTTGCGATATAGTTATCTATTTTTTGAACAGTTACCCTATCACCCTCAATTCGTGCTTGTACTTCTCGTTGTGCATAAGCCTGTAAGTTATTTAACTCAACTGCCGTTGTATCAATACGCTTACTAAGTGCTAAGTCCCCTTCGATCATTGCCGATTGAACTGACCAAGTTCCTGCGAAGCCCTGATCATTACCGATCAAATCAGACTCAGATCCAATCAAAGGTGGATTTAACTGTGCATATACACCGTCCGTTTTTTCAGCTACAAGTGAAAGATCATTTGCAACAACACGAATGCTTTCTTGAGCTGCAGCAATTCCCTCGTCACTTGACTGTTTAACAGTATTTACAACTTCAAGAACACCTTCATCACCTGCAATGATTTGCTGTGATAAACCATCTTTGGCTTGCTGAATAGCGTTTTGACGATCAATGACTTCTTGTGCAATCCGATCTTTCGTATTTTGAATATCTTGCTTAAGTGGACCTATTTCAGCATCAATAGTCTCAATATGATCAATCTTGGTTTTAAGATCCTGACTAAGTTGTGTTTCACTGATTTGATCGTTCAAGAGCTCAAGAACATCTGTTGCATCGGCAGAAGTTGTCGCATGAGTCCAATCCGACCATGATCCAATGTTTCCAATCCTGTCGATCAAGCGGCCACGATAAAATTGAGTCAGATTTGGCTGCAAGCCTTGAATCGTATGAGTCGTTGTTGGATAAGCGAATAAGCCCAATTGAGCAATGTTGCTGGTACCATCCGGTGAAACTTGAATCTCGGTATAAGCTGTATCTAGAGCACCAGTTGCAGGAAAACCCCAATTTAGGCGCATACCAAACAAAATACCTGTTGCTTGGATGAACGCTAAAGCAGGTGGTAAACCTTGCTTTCCAGAGAGTTCAGTCAAAGTTGAATAAACTGGTAAAGAAGCTATCTCAAATGCTGAAATCGCAGTTACTCGTGCTTGATAGTTACCAGCATAAATACCTGGTACTTCGACTGAGTTGTTGCCGGTTATTGGAAGCTTAATCCAACTCCCGTCATCTTTACGCCACTCAACTTGATATTTAACGGCTCCTTTTGCTTGTGTCCAAGACACAACCATAGTGGCAACATTAATACCTTGATCTACCCGATCTTCGCTTGTAATAACAATATTTGAAACTGGTTCTTGAATATTGGGATTAACAATCGAAATCGGAACCTCATCAAAATAAGCACCCTTGTCAATCGCATCAAACTTGGCTGGATTATATTGAAGTGCAGTCACTGAAAATTGATGATGCTCATCTTGGGTAATAGAAATCACTCGAAACTTCATTGTTGCCAAGTCTTGAGCATCTATAACCCATACATTTTGAGCGGCAACAGCATCAAATTCATGAGTAACAGTTACTACTCGACCTGAGATAGATTGAACAATACGAGCTTGAGCCTTTCCATCCTCGCCATTAATAATCAGTCTGTCGCCAGCAACTGCCACAACGTCGTCACGATCTAGCGTAATGCTTTTACGATCTGCTGATATTTTAGATACACGCCCTCCGTTTGCCCGTCCAGCAAACAATGGATCTGCAATATCAATAACTCTTCCCGGCTGCGGAATATGGCCATCCAAACCAACTTTAAAACTAACAGTTCTGGTTTCTAACTGTTCAGACTTTAATGCCCACCAGCCTGCTCTCTGCGCTTGTCCACGCGACGTGCATCCCCAAGCATCAATTTCTAAAATACGAACTTGACCTGCTTCAGCAATCGCCTTTTCATCACGAACAAACTCATATTCAGTTTTATAGTGATTAGCCGGGTTATCCCACGCAACTTTTACAACATTGTGGCGATCACGTGCACGAGTTCCCGCGTACTCAAAATTGCCATCAATGACATTGGCACGTGTATAAGTGAAATATGTATCTTGGGGAATATCCGCATCGCAAATAATGCTATTACCATCCCAAAACGTGATGGCACGAAACACACCAGCTAACTTAGTTAAAATCTCAAATGCACCTTCTGCGCTCTGAAGATAAACGTTACAAGTAAAGCGTGGTTCCTGCCCCCCTAGACCATCCGGTACTAACTCATCACAATATTGAGCTAAACGATATAAAGACCACTTATCAACCATTAGCGGGGTTAAGCGGTCACCCAAAGCATAACGGTCTACTGTGCATATATCGTAATAGATCCATGCCGGGTTATTAGAATAGGCTTCTTTGAAAGTACCGTCCCACATCCCAACATACTGACGTGTAACCGGATTATAATTTGTAGGGACTTTTAGGACTCTCCCCTTCGCATCCATTGCAACTTTAGCAACGTTTCCAAAAGTCTCAGCATCATACTGAAGACCCAATAATGCTGTATTTGGATAGCGTAATTTCGCATCGATCACTTCTGTTACAGCTGCAATATACATCTTGTCGCTGATATATTCAGAAGTTGTATTGGGTGTAAGTCTACGAACACGAACAAGCCAGCCAGAGTCTGCACGAGGCAAATCAATCCGATGAGCACGTTCATAATTTGCAGATGTTTTATCTGAAATTTTGGTTTTTAGTACTTCAGTCCAGACACCTCCATCAGTCTGAACCGTACCGGGTTTGTCGGAGACTTTTTTATTTAAGTTAGGCCACCTGACCTAACGGGTTAATCTTATCATAGTACATTGCTTCAAACTCAAAAGGCGATACATAACCCAGTGCACTGTGTACACGCTTTTTATTGAACCAATCTACCCAGTTTAG